AAAAAAGTTAAAAATTTTCATTTACATGATGATTTTAAGGAGTTTATGGATAAGTATCTTCCAAAAATAAAACAAGAAATGGACGGTCTTATATTTACACCAGTAAATGAACCTATTCGTATTGGAACACACGAAACAATGTTTAAATGGAAACCAAGAAATAAAAATACAATTGATTTTCTCGTGAAGAAAGAGCAAACTGTAGAAACTCCCGGGTGTGTACCCGGTACACACGTCTATAAATTATACATTCAAGATCGAGGTAAACATATATTCGAATCTTCTATACCAATAGACAGATCAAAAGATTATAAATGGTTAAAACACGGTGATATTGTTGAGTGTATGTACGTAACATGGGAGGATGGTCCATTTTGGTGGAAACCTATTAAAAAAAGAACAGATAAAACGTTTCCAAACAGTAGACGCACGTTTTACAGAACATTAGTAAATATAAAAGAGAATATTAACATGAAGGAGTTTTTAGATTGTAGACCAGGACGAAATGATTATCTTCTTTAGGAAAATTATGAAGTTTACCTAAATTATCATCATCTTGGATAAACCAATCGTTATTTATTTTTTTAGTAGACATGTAATGACCACCATACTGAATACCTTTATGAATTATTGTAGATTGTAACTCGTATACATTATCCCCTATTTTCAATTCTTCGTCAATTTTCACGTAACTTTTTTTATCGAATGATACAATAAATATTTGAGGATATTTTGAAAATATATTTCTTGTTGTAGCAACGTGGTGTTTTTTACCTGTATCATCTACATAATCTTCTATTACATTCCATTTACTACTTTCGTTTATCATGGTATTTATATTTTTTACTTCATTTTTCACGTTTAAAATATAAACACAAAATGGTATTTTTGTTACATTTTTACTAACCGGTGATATAGTTATTTGTGTAGTCTCTCCGTAAACAAGATCTTTTATACGAGGGTAACCTTTTTCAAGTATATCTACTAAACAAAATAGAGCATCCTGTGTATCATGAGGCATACCAATTATAAATCTCGGGAATAATTTTACAAATTCTAATAAGACGGGTCCTAAACTAAAAACTTTAGTTTCCTGCGTTGAAAAATATAAACGAACAAGTTTTTCGTAAGATTTTGTAAAAGTACATTCGCCTTCGTAAGTATTATCTAATATATGAGATGATATTTCTCGTATATGTAATAAAACTTGTATAGCTGAATTAAAATAACAGGTATTTCCTAAATTACTAAAACCATGCATATAAAAAAAGGCGATAAAAAAGGCTTAAGAAGAAGACGCGATTATAAAAATGTAAACAAAATGGACGTACATAAATTGTGTGATGCTATAAAACCCATCGTCGATAAATATAAAGATGAGGAAAACATTGAAATGGAGTTTCGTTTAGGGAGATTCAACGGAACATTTTTTGATACTAATATTGGCGATAAAACATACGCTGATTTTATAAGAGGTTTTTCTTCTTATACCGGTTGGGAAACGATAGAAGAAAATACATACGATGTTTATTCACGAGAAGACAATAACATTAGATTGACTATTGATAATAAAACTGGTGAAGAGACTCTTATAAAAAAGGAACGTCTTGAAAATATTGATTTTAAAAATTTAAATAAATCACCTTTTGATATTCGTTTCAGCGTTTCCCGAGAAACACCTATCGATGATGAAGAGTATGATAATAATGAATGGCATAGAAACATAAAAAAAGAAAGATGTTCTTATACCAGGAAAAATTTATCAATTGATAGAACAGTGACCGCGGGTGAGACTCTAGATAAGGATTCGGAAGTATCAACTATATACCAACTCGAACTTGAAATTATAGACCCTAAAAAAGTAAATGATATCGATACTTTATTTAACATTTGTCATAAAATAAAAGATATTTTTAATATGTTGGATACTTATAAATGTTAATTATTGTATTACTATTTATTTGTATATTTATACACGTGATTAGCGATACAGATAAAAATGATAGAATAACTATACTAGGTTATTCCCCTAAACATTTTTACGTATCGAATGGTAAATCATACGAAATGTTTCATAAAATGAAATCTAATGGTGTAATAGATCAGTCTTTAAAATATTTCGTAATGAAAGAAGATAAATTATTAGAATTAGAAGTAAAATCTATATGTTCACAGGTATCTCGTAAAGTTGAGGCGTTTAAAATTTCTGATGAGATAAAAAATCATTTTCTTGGTTACGATTTTTCATATCATGGTAAACATTTAAAACAGATATCAGAACCTGAAAAAATTATAAATGAAAATATAAGATGTTCATAAAATAAAACATTCTTCTTCTATGTTTTGCAGATTCAATTCTTTGAAAATTGTCATATATATACATTATTAATCCTTTATCATGGAATTCCCTGTTTGTTTCAATATATAATTTGGGATCTTCACAGTTCATAAATTCGTCGTTTAAATAATACTCCTTTTCTAAATATGATATTGTAGTATTTTTATCTTTTCTATAAATTGTAATGTAATCTAATATAGTATAGTATATTGCATCTATAACGCTCGACAAAATATGATTATTATCAGTTATTTCAACATCATTTTGTCGGACGCGAATACACAGTAACCGTCTCGGGTTTTCCATGGTTTATTTATTTTTTGTTTTTATTCTTTAATGCTTTATTTTCAAAATTTGCATAGATATTGTTTAATAATTTACTATTATTATTTGATTTTGAGCTCGAATTCGAGTTAGAATTAAAATTTAATTTTTTTACAACCTTATTTTTTTGTGGACGTGATATTTTTTTCTTAATTGGCGCTCTCTTTGTAACCCTTGGTTTTGGTGGTACGACTCTTTTTTTGTTTAAGGGTAAAGGAGGTTTACTTTGTAATTCTCTTAGCGTTTGGGGGTAATTTACAACTCTAGAACTATTAACAGCAGGTGTTTTTTGTAAAGACATTATAAAATTAACAACTTTATTAACGGTATTTTTTCCAAATTTACCGTATATTTTATTAGCTTCTTTTTCTATTAATAACTTTTTCAAATCCTGTTGTTTATTAAGTTTCCAATTTTTTACCATTGTTCTTTTAGTATCATTTGCGACCATTTTTTTCAAAACACCGTTTTGAGATACAAAATTTTTATTCTTTTCGAGTTGAGTAAGTTTATTTTTAACATCGCGAACATCTTTATTAATATTTATTACGTTTCCGTATTTCTTCATCCATGTTTTACCGTAAAGTTTAATGATATCATTTTTAATACCGTTTACGTTAAGTTTACGTCTTATATTAGTAGGTTTTCTATTTTCTTTTTTCTTAATGTTTAGTAACATTTTTTCCATTTCATTCGCGAGTGCGTTTGGTGAATTTGGTGTTTTAATATTATTTTTATTTTGTAGTTTTTGACACAAAACCTTTACAGTATCTGTATCGTTTACTGATATACCTCTTGATATTGCGAGTGTTACTAATTGTTCTTTTTTCAATTCGCGACACAGTTTATCGTTGATTTTATAATCAGAGTTACCCTTTTCTAATTTATCGAGTGCTTTACACATATCTTCTTTTTTATTTTTATTTTTTACACCAACAACTCCTAATTTTTTAGAAACTTCTAATAAAACTGGTTTAGTAAGACGCTCGCATTTACGTCCTCCTATTTTCATTACACCGTCTTTATCGTAAGTAATTTTTGTATTTTTTGTATTTTGTACTTTACTTTTTTTCGTGGGTTTTCGTTTTGGTTTTTTGAAACAACAATCATACCCTTGTGGATTCTTCCTAACTTCAAACCCTTCGTTACATGGTGGTCGTCTATTCTTAGGACACGTCGAAGCCCCTGTTTTAAGTTTTTGGAGTATTTTTTTACCCGCGTTAACATTTTTGTTAACCAAACCTAAAGTATACCCATTATCGTGTAATTTTTTTACAAGTTCTACACCAAAGGAATACGCACGTTCAAGATCATCGGGGTTAGATTCACCTTGTATTTGAACAATACCCGATCCCGCCTTACCTGTTTTTGTTGTAAAGATAAAAGCATGTTCCTTATATTTTAAATAAAGAAATGGGGAAATTTCAGGTTCGTATTCTATAAAAGAAACTCCCCATATACGCATTTGTCGAAAATCTTGGGTCATTTTAGATAATTGAAAATTTGTATTTGTTAAAAATTGACCTCCTATATTATTATAAAATATATCATTGTACAAAAAACCCTGTTTTTGTGTGTATGTATCTATTATATATTTTTGCAAAGATTCTGGTTGGTTTTTAAGATTTTTTGAACCTAGAAATCCACCAGAAAACCGAATTTTTCCATTTTTATATATGTTAAAGCTGAAATTCTTTTTTTCGACACCATCCATAACGTACCCGGTAAATTGCGCAGAAGAGAAATTTTTATTTAAATCACCTTTTAAACCAAAATCTTTAGTGTGTATAGCACCAGTTTGAAATCTTCCGTATATACCCTTTATTTCATTAACATCTACTGTCATTCCACCTGTTATTGGTGCATGTCCTTTTGGTTTTTGTTTTAGAATATCTTTGATATCGAGACGCGATTCATCTTTTGTAAATAATCTATTCACGACACCGTTGTATATACCCGGTCTAAATTTACCTACACGTAGTTCTGTAAAAACGGGTACGTTCTGTGGTTGTGTGGAAACGGGTGTATTTGAACGTTTAATTTCCACATTGGAATTTTTAACGAATTGTCGAGGATCCATACTTATACTAGTCTGAGATTTTTAATCATTTTAAAAAATAATGTGATACATCGTATCCCTTTTCATTTTCTTGTACGATTGGTGCTGCACCATAGACCACATATTTATCTTTAAAATTGACCGGCCGGTCTAATTTTTCGGGATTATTTATAATCCAATAATCATTTTTCTCTTTCTTTACTTCGATATCACGCACGTAGAATGAACCGCCATAAAAGTCCTGATTAAAATTTGGCATTTGAATACTCTCTTCTCTACAAAAATCCTTGAGTTTAGACCTAAATAAGTCCAATGGAAACTTTACATTCGGGTTTGTAATTATAAGATCGTCTCTTTGTAAGTATTTTTCCAACGGGTTCGTAGCTGCAGCTATTTGTTCCCGGACTTTAAAAAAGTAACTTGGTAAAACATTCCATATATCTTGATCATGGTATTTTTGTGCATATTCCAAATACCCACGTAAACATTTTTGAATAATTTTTGGCATTTCTAATTCTAATTTTGAATCAAGGGTGGGATCAGTATCACTGTCACGAACTTGTTTACCAAAATGAAACGTAACGAGACGACGAAGAATACTTCCCGATTTATCTTTCCATTGTGGTACTTCATTACCTCCCAAAATACCTGGTACTTTCCATACAAAATTTTTAGCCTTCTCACATTTTACTGCTATAGAAACTTCTTCGCCTGAAACGATCGATTGAAACTCCGCTTGTTCTAGCTGTAAATCACCTTTAATTTCGGGTGCCCCATACATTAACGCATCATGGATAGATGATAAACCGAATTTTTTTTCAACATTGTTAGAAAGAGTTCTAATATCATCAACTTCGTAAAATTTACGAAACACTTTTGTAATTAGAGTCGATTTTCCGGAACGCGCTATACCCTTTAGGAAAGGTATAACTTGCCATTTATCGAGTTCATTTAACTCGAAACATAAACGACCTCCTAGGATGTACATCCATTTTATAACATCTTCTTCGTAGTCTTGATACTTTAGAACACTATCGAAATAAGGTGTAGGAATATCTTCCCACTTATCAAGTTTACTGAAATCTTCAAATTCTACATCGAAGTATTTACAACTTACAAGCGTTGGATCTAACGCCGCGGCTTCTTTTGAAGTGTACGGGTAAAAAGCAGTGTGCCATAACCCTGTAGTATCTGACCAAATTGAACCAATAAAAATACCATTTTTAAATGACCATACACGTCTGTTTTTCTTTATTTCGTGAAATTGCATGTCGTTACAATCTGTCAAATGTTTTATAATTTGTGAAAACATAGCAGTACCGTTAGACGAGGTTAAATCTTTCCACAATTCAAACCATTCTTCTTTACCAGCAATTCTATGAACATATTGTTTTATCTCTTCATCTTGTTTCCATGCCCTTGTATCGTAACCTTCAAGTGTTTTAATTTGTCGACATGTATATCCTTTGTAACGCCTAGTATTATTTTTATAAAGGGAATCAAGAATAGCAAGTACCGTTTTTTGGAAAACATTAAGTTCATCGAAATCGGGCATAGAACATCTAAAAAGTGACGGGTTTGTACTAATTTCAAGCGGTACCATTGTTGGGTTATTTCGCCTATCATGTACACGGTTCGTACTTAAAATGATATTCCACGTATCACATACGTGATCGGTCAGACGACTTAGTCTAAAAGATACACTCAAATCATCCGTGTTACCTTCATCACTCGAAAGTATACCTAACAATTTACCACGATTAAAGTAACGTCCCATTTTTTCTAGCATTTGTCTATACATGTTTGATTTGGCTTTCATATCAACGTACTTTGGTTGTTTTGTTTCAGGGTCAAGTTCACTTTCGGTAAAGAATATATTATATGCGATATCAACAGGACTTAACGAGACGAGTTCTATATTATTTTTATCAGGAGATAAACCAAGTTGTTTTTCTTCATGTTTTAACATCCTTATTAATTGTTCTGGATTGAGATTGTCTATTTGATTGGCCATATCTCTATAGAAGGCTTCTTCGTGATCTGCATCCGGACTAATGTATAAGGTATCCGAGTTCATTTATAATTATTACTTACTATTTTTTTATACCTGTTTTTGTAATTGACTTAACAACTTTATCATAATTTTGTTCTGAACTTCGAGTTGTCTCGATATATTTACCAGAGCTGAACATACAGTTTCACCTTCTTCGTTTACAAGAACTGAACTTAAAAGGTTCCCTAATCTATCGAGACTATTATCTTCAAATTCAGAATCTATATCAGAATCGTCATAAATATCACCTTCTAATTCGTCGAGTTCTGGGATTTCGCCTCCGACTGTAGATAGTTCATCTTCTTCATTATTCGACCCAGTTTCGGATTCGGAACCAGATTCAATTTCAATAGTTTCGTCGACACTTTCTTCGTCGATATTTTCAAGTTCTGGTACAGGTTCGTTAGACATTTATATACATCAGGAAAAATCAAATCGAGTTTTTTCGCGAAATTACTTGAAAAAAAAATCTCATGCTATAGTACAAAACAAACAAAATGGCCGGTGGTCTCATGCAACTCGTCGCCTACGGCGCCCAAGATGTCTACTTGACTGGTAACCCAAAAGTCACATTTTTCCAGGCGGTTTACAAACGCCACACAAACTTTGCGATGGAAACCATTGAACAAACTATGAACGGTACAGCCGCGTCCTCGGGTCGCGTCTCCATCACGGTCGCCAGAAACGGTGATTTGATCGGCGACATGTTCCTCGAAGCGACTACGCTTAATTCTTTGAATAACTTTTCTGGTGCCACTGTGGATTCTAACTTTGTCGCCGAGCGTATTGTCTCGACTGCGGAATTGTCCATTGGTGGTCAAAGAATTGACAAGCACTACCAAAGATGGTGGAGATTGTACTCTGAATTGTACTTGGCTGAAGGGTCCAAGCTCAATTACGCTAAGATGACGACTAACCCAGTCACCGACACTGCCTCAAAGGTTTACTTGCCACTCATCTTCTTCTTCAACCGCAACCCAGGATTGGCCTTGCCATTGATTGCTTTGCAATACCACGAAGTCAGAATCGACATTGACTTGTCCTCTGAGTTTGACACCCACGTGACTGGCTTGAAGGTGTGGGGTAACTACATGTACCTCGACACTGAAGAGCGTAGACGATTCGCGCAAAAGGGTCACGAATACTTGATCGAGCAAGTTCAACACACTGGTACCGATGCCTTGGAGGCGTCTGGTACTAAGCAAGTCAGATTGTCCTACAATCACCCAGTCAAGGAATTGGTCTGGTGTGGGG